CTGGTTTGATATTACATAAATACAAATTGAAATTAATCCCAGAACGTATATGCCTATGATTGTATAACTCACAATCATTTGGATTTCCGTTTGAGCGTTTAATGCGTTTAAATACATTTCTTCCTGAATCATTTACCCTCCTTCCCTAATACTTTGTATATTAAATCCCACGCTTTTTTATTAGGGGATTGAAAGTCAATATTTTGCTTTAATCCTGTATTATGGATTTTTCTTCTTTTTGCTACTGATGCGTCACGCAAATGATGTTTGTATTCGTGTCCCCAAAAATATGCAATACCCATATATTTTTTCGTTCCGACAAATGATTCATCAAGTTTTAATAATTCGCATAATGACTCAAAAGCGATAGCGTTTAAATTTATATTATAATCACTCATTTTTGTTTACCTCTCTCTCTGTTGATAAAACTTACATATTTAATTGCTAGATTACGGCTTGGAAAAGTTTTTGGCTTTCCTCGCTCGGTAATTTGGTACTGGTTCTTGGTTATCTTTTTAATTTGCATCATTGCGCTGCCTCTCTTTTAAGATTCTTCTTATTTTTAGTATTTCATCCATTTTTTTATTGACTGTTGATGCTCGCATATAGCCGTGATCGTATTGCATTTCGCGTTGGATAAAATATATTCTATCTTCTAATTGTTGATTGTTGAGCTTGTTTAAATTAATCAATGTTATTCTCCCGTTTAGTGATTGATTGGTTTTACTTCTACTCGGTTAAGCGGAACTATCTCCGCTATATAATTTGGTTGCTGTATTAATGGAAACTCATTAACAAAAGCCATGGCCTTTTCTACAGTATCGAATATGCCAAAAGATGATACTTGCTGAATCTTATCTACTCCGAACTTAACTAGAACTGTATACTCTTGATCCTGGTGCGGTTCGCTTTGTTTTGGATTGATTGATACTACGTTATCCATTGTTGACCTCTCTCTGCATTTTTAGGCGGATATTATCCGCACGTTCTATAGCGCGTTTTAGTTCTGGCGATATGTTTTGCTTCTTTGCTGATTTATTAAACTCGCGCCAGTCTTTTAGGGTTTGTTTATCTTGGTTAATCATTATTTGGATAATATGCGCCTGACTTTATATATTGGACTGCATACCCTAATTGATAAGATATAATTCTTGGTTCTGCCTGTACTGTATGACCAAAAAAAGTAATTTCTTTACCGATTAAACTATCTTTAATTTTTTCTGCATCCTCTCTTAAATTAAAATAATAAATACCTTTACTTGTAGTTTTCATTTTCACTTTCTCCCGTAGTTAAATTATAATTTTTAATTCAATTAATATGATTAAACAAAGTTTAAGTCCTACTAATATAAACATAGCTTTTTGTGTGTTACTTAACATCTTACTTTCTCCCGTTATTAAACATAATAGAACGCACCCCGTGGGATGCGTTCGATATGCTCAACAGCCGTAAATGGTTTCTATTGCTTCATCAAGGTCGAGTTCGTCTTTGTAATAACTCATGATAACCTTATCTTGATACCAATAACCTTCTACTTCCTCTGTCACTGTATTTATCCAGATATTAGGGCCACCAAACGCAACCAATATACGCGCGCCTTTAAGCGTTCTATCGCTGTTTAATATCCACTCGAAGTCGAGCGCGTCACTTAGATAGTCAAAACCGCAACAACCCATTTCTTCATCCATTGGATCATATTCGCCAGTTTCGATTGTTTTGACTATATGTTGCACTTGATCGCGTAACATTTGTTCGCCTGTTTGTGTTACTGTTTCTATTGCTTCCATCTTATTTTCTCCCGTTAATTAAAAGATACATTAATTATAATGAGTACCTTACTAAATGCAAATATATATATGTATGTTTTTATGGTGATATATTCCAAAATATGCTCAATTCGTTATATAATAGGGCTTGTGAGGGACTTATGAGAGGTTAAAATAATTTCATTATGGAAGAAAAAACCACCAAAAAACGCGCAAAATTGGGTAGAAAGCGTATAAATTTATCCGATCCAGATACATTAGAAAAAATAAAACATCTTGCGGGCCTTGGATTATCTGACCAGGCAATCGCTACATCTCTAGGCATTTCAGCGCGAACTATAGCAAGAAGGAAAAAAGATTCTGTCATTTTTGGCAAAGCTATAAAGGAAGGAAAGATAAAAGCTGTAACAGCGGTAAGTAACGCATTATTCGATAGCGCACTTGGCCGCAATGGCGAAAAGCCAAGCGTCAGCTCTATGATATTCTTCCTCAAAAATAGAGGCGCAAGCGAGAACGTAGGCGCATGGAAAGACCGCCTTGAGCAAACTACTAATTACAACGTCAATCTTGCTGACATCATCGGCACACGCAAGCAAGCACTGGCACATTCCGCTTCCGCCTCACTTCCACCCGCTAAGGGACTTATAATAAACAATGACGACTAACGCGAATAATAGCCACCAGGCGCGCGGGTGCGGGTGCGCGCATTATAGAATGTGTGCGGATGTGCGCGCGGATGTGCGGAAAACAAAATACCCCCCCTTTGATTCTGGGCGTACTAGTACGTTATATATATCTATTGAACAAAAATTTTATTACTTTCTCGGATGCACTCGTCTTTTTCTCCTCTCTCCCGTTGGCGGGTGCATCCTTTAATGCCATGAAGTACGGAGCAGAACAAGAAAAACAACTGATGACTGAGCTTTGGTCTATAGACATCAAAGACAGTCCACTAAACTTTGTTAAGTTTGCCTTCCCTTGGAATCAAGAGAACACCCCCCTCGAAGGTTTTACAGGGCCAAGGAAGTGGCAAGAAAAAATTTTGCGAGATATTGGAAATCACATACAAAGAAACCAAAGTTTAGATATGCCAGAGATGTTTAGACTAGCCGTAGCATCAGGTCGTGGTATCGGTCAATCAGCCTTAGTTTCTTGGCTGATCCTCTGGATGCTCACCACCCGCCTCGGCAGCACCATCATAGTCACCGCCAACACCGAGCAACAGCTACGCTCGCGCACCTGGGCTGAACTCGGCAAATGGCTTACGCTATCCATTAACTCACACTGGTTTCACAAAACTGCCACCTCACTAAAACCTGAGAAGTGGTTTGAAGAAGCACTGATACGCGACCTACAAATAGACACAGGCTACTACTACGCACAAGCACAACTCTGGTCAGAAGAAAACCCAGACGCATTTGCGGGTATTCACTCCACCTACGGAGTATGTTTAATTATGGATGAGGCATCAGGTATTCCCGCACCCATCTACTCAGTATCGGAAGGATTTTTTTCCGAACCCACAGCAGACAGATACTGGTTTACTTTTTCTAACCCAAGAAGAAATACAGGGCCGTTCTACGACAGCTTTCATTCCAAGCGCAAATACTGGCATAACGAACAAATAGACTCGCGCGATGTAGAAGGCACAGATCAAAAACTGTTCCAGAGTATGTTAGATCAATACGGAGATAATTCGACCGTTGCGAGAGTGGAAGTGTTGGGTGAATTTCCAAGCGCGGATGACGATACGATTATTCCTATGGAACTTGCAAGGGGTGCGGTAGAAAGAGAGGTGTCTTTGAGTGCATCTGCGCCTATTGTGTGGGGTGTGGATGTGGCGCGATTTGGTGGGGATAACTCTGCGTTGTGTGTGCGACAAGGCAATACTGTTCTGGAAATGAAAACATTTAACTCTATGGATTTAATGCAACTTTGCGGGGCGATAAAAAACAAGTATGATAACGAAACAGTAATGACAAAACCGCAAGAGATATTGGTCGATGTGATTGGGCTAGGTAGCGGGGTAGTGGATAGGCTGTCAGAGCAGAACTTGCCAGTGCGTGGGGTGAATGTGGCAGAAGCACCATCTACCAAAAAGAATTTTTTAAACTTGCGAGCAGAACTTTGGTTTGCAATAAAAGATTGGTTAGCACAAAGAGATTGTCGCTTGCCAAATGACGATGAATTGATAGCAGAGTTGGTTGCACCAATTTATAAATACACATCAACAGGGAAAATAAAGATTGAATCTAAAGAGGAAATGAAAAAAAGAGGGATTAAGTCACCCGATAGAGCCGATGCATTAGCATTAACTATGGCAAGTGCTGCAGCTTCATTTAGTGGAAGTCAATCATTTATGGGGTATAATTTTAAAAAACCGTTAAAGTCAAGAATTTTGAGAGTTGGATAACCTATGAAATACGATAAAAAAGATAAGAAAGCCAAAGGTACAAAAAAAGTAGATTACACAAAATTACAAAGCATTATCCGTTCCAAATTGGATGATGCCGAAGATTACATCAATCAAATAGGTAAGGAACGCGCAGAAAGCACAGAATATTACTTGGGTACTGAGCCTGATAATACCAGTGATTTACAATCTGAGTTCATATCGACTGATGTTAGAGATAGCGTATTGTTTATGTTGCCATCAATCATGCGCACTTTCTTTGGCACTAAAAAGGTTGTTGAGTTTGTACCTAATAGTCCAGAAGATATTCCTGTTGCAGAACAACAAACTGACTATATCAATTATATTGTCCAACAAAAAAACTCTGGTTTTAAAGTCTTGTACGATGCGTTCAAAGATGCGCTCGTAAGAAAGTCAGGATTTGTTAAGGCTTTCTGGGATGACACCATGAGTTCCACAACGCACGAATACACAGACATTGATCCGA